GGGGGATTTGCCACAGATACAGACATATGGGACTACTTCTGTTTCTTCGGTGGACTTAATTTGCGCGAATTTCTTTCCGCTTTAGGCTTTCTAGCTCGGAAATGAGCCTTGCCATCAGACTTTCCTTGATCTCGTCGAGCTGGCTGTTTAGCTGATCCCATGTCCCGTGTACCGTGGATGTCACCGTCAAGGGCGAACAAACCAGGTTTGGGATTTGCGGGTAGCTGTTCAGCAAACTGCGGGGGATCGAAAATTGATCCGCCATCAGCTTGTCTGAGCCATTCTCTAAAACGAGAAAGATCAAAGTCCGACAGCTCAGCAGCAACGATATCGTCCATCCATGCTGCTGGCTCATTGGGGTATTGTTTGTTGGCATCCATTTCCACTCCCCAGATTCGGAGCTCATTCTTGAACTCTGTTTTCTTCAATGGAAATATCTCCAACGCGCGTGTCACGAACTCACCTATAATCGGAGTGTGCTTGTCGGTCAGTGCAAAGCTAAAGGCCTTCTCCTGTAGCTTCTGTTCCTTCGAGACTTTGCCGGGCAAATTCACTGTTGTGTGAAATTTTGCCACTTGTCTTCGTATGTCACAGCAGGACGTGTTGTCTCCGTACCAAACGTCGGGCCCATAACGTCTGGCTAGGAAACTCACTCCTGGCTCTCCTATCTTGACCACCTTAATGTCAAGAACTTGACCAACACTAGCAGCTGCTTTTGCAGCAACTTTGGGGATGCAGTCTGTGTCAAAGCCGTCATCACCAGCATATATGCCGAGCTTGCGCCAGGCAGCAAGAGCCAATAACCCTTGCATGCGGTAGGTGAGGAAAGCGATGAATGCAGTATCCAACGTATTTCCACCGGAGGTGTCGGCACCGCCCGATAAGCGGTGCCACTCGGTTTGGTATGTGATTCCAAACGTCGTACGGGCCTTCAAGTGGTGATGTTTATCCATCGCCGCAACCAGACGATTGTGGTATTCACGTCTGTAGGCACGGGTGTACACTTTCCTTTCAAACAAGTGGAGCACATTGCTGTGCTTTCCATCCATTCGTTCGAAGTCCTTGTTAGCTCCGTTAACATCTGCACTTTCCGCTACCTCAGCGACACGCGTGGCAACCTCCAATGGGGTCTTGCCAAACGCGTACCATTTCTGGTGCTTC